TTTGAGGCTGGATTTTGAGAACTCTACTCATGAGTGATGTACACATAGGGTTCAAATTCTCTCGTGCGGCAGATGCTGTCAAGGTATTGGAGAAAGAAAAGTTCGATAGACTCATTCTGGTTGGTGATATTTTTGACATTGAAAGTATGATGCGAAGACCATACTGGGACGAACACCACACCAAGTTTCTCAAAAAGATTCTTAAAATTGCCAAGACAAAAGAAGTGATCTATGTCATTGGTAATCATGACTACCCTCTGTTTCATCTACAGGAGTATACGAACAAACTGGCGGGTCTGAAGTTGTGTCGGCAGTATGAGTATAGATCTGGGGAGAAAAGAATTCTGTGCATACATGGTGATCAGTTTGATTCAGTGTCACACAAGTTACAGGCAGTTGGGGATTTCTTCTACAACCTGTTACTTCACCTCAACGGTTTTGTGGCCAAGATACGATCGTTGTTTGGTTTGAAGTATTGGTCAATCAGTAAATGGTGCAAGGACAAAGTGAAGAACACCATAAACAAGGCATTCGCGATTGAAGATAAACTGCGTAATTTAAATGGTGCAGATGTTGTGATATACGGTCATACACACATGCCCTATATAAGTGATGATCTTGTGAATACAGGTACATTCGTGGAGATCGCAACCTATGTGATCGAAAAGGATGGAAAGTTTAAACTAAAGGATTTAGATAAGTGTTAGGAGAGTTAGGGTTACTCGCAGTTTTTCTGTGTCCGATGGTATTTGGTGGTATCACTATGTACTACTCACATAAAACAATTCATGAAGAAACTTTGAATCGATGGAAGTCATAAAGTTCACAATGAAGAACTATTCCATGCTCCAGATGACGGAGTGTGCGCCTAACATTGTGCAAGAATTGAGTGACCATTTTACGTTCGAGGTTCCAGGCGCGAAGTTCATGCCAGCTGTCAAGAAGCGTATTTGGGATGGCAAGATCCGTATGTTCAACCGGACCAATGGCGAGATCAACGCCGGTCTATACGAGTCCATACGTAAGTTCGCAGCAGAACGTGGATACGGAATCAAGGTAGAAGAGTCACCCTATGGATTCCCTTACGACAAGAACAAAGTTCCTCACATGGCGTTTCAGGAGTTCCTAGAGACTCTCAACTTACCATTCAAACCTCGTGACTACCAGTATGATGCAATCGTACATGGCATTGAGAACAAACGCGCCATCCTACTATCACCGACCGGATCGGGTAAGTCATTTATCATCTACCTGTTGGCACGTTGGTATCTGGCCAACCACGACAAGAAACTTCTACTCATTGTGCCTACCACATCTCTGGTAGAACAGATGTATAAAGACTTTTCGGATTACGGTTATGATGTGGAAACAAACTGTCACCGTATCTATTCCGGTAAAGACAAAGAGACAGAATGTCCCTTGATCATCTCCACATGGCAATCAATCTATAAGTTAGGACCGCCTTGGTTTCAACAGTTCGGTTGTGTTGTTGGGGATGAGGTACACGGATTCAAGTCCAAGTCTCTGTCATCAATCATGAACAAGGCGATCAAGGCAGAGTATCGATTCGGACTGACTGGTACACTCGACGGCACTCAGGTACACAAGTTGGTACTTGAAGGACTGTTCGGGCCTGTTCTTCGCGTCACCACCACCCACGAGTTGCAGAAACGAGATGCGCTTGCTGGATTAGATATAGATATAGTACTACTGAAATATTCGAGGGAACATTGTCAACAGACCGACAAACGGACTTATCAAGATGAGATCGATTTCATCGTCAAGTATGAGAAACGAAATAAATTTATCGCAAATCTGGCAGTCAATCAAACGGGTAACACCTTGGTACTGTTTAATCTTGTGGACAAACACGGCAAG